GCCTCCATTTGATGGACAATCTTTTCTAGCTTGTATTTGGGGAGAATGGGTAGGACAGGCGATTTATGTAAGACACTACGATGCAACGGATAGAATCCCAGGAAAATATGAGTTTTTTTATGTAACGCAAAATCCAGAAGAAGAGGGATGGAAAATAAAAATTGAAACCGTTCCGTTCCCTATCACTCACTGGATGCCGCTGCCTAAACCTCCGGAAGAAGAAAAATGAAGATAAAAATATATTGGGATAATGGCGACTATACGTCTATTGGTAGCCTTTCAGAAAATACAAAATTCATAAAACGTTTATTATCTAACAAAATATATAATGATATATATTATTTTATTGATGGAAAAATAAAAATATCCATTAACTTTAGAAAAGTTAGATCGATTGAAATTTCGGAGGATGATAAATAGTCAATCATTTAGATAATCTATAAAGAGCAATTAAGTTAAAAATAACAGCTAACCACAACAGAATACATATCATTTCGTTGGAAAAAACAATCGTATAGCTATTCATTTCCTAAACAATCTCAATCATATCCGGTGGGTAGTTAGGTTGAGGTAGATGAGGATGTGGGATCAAATCAGGCGGCCAAAAACATGCGTTGATGTTTCTTAGTTCATCGATTATCGAATCGTCTGGGGGTTTGTGGACATAGCGACAAAATAAGCCGATAACCAACCCAACCAAGATTCCGATGTAAAGTGCATTTCTCAATCTCCAAACATCATCCATTTTCATACAAACTCCTTTTGTGACCATTGTGCATGCGGATTATTTTTAGTTAAACATTTTCTTAAGTTGCTGATATTCTGATACTTTGATATGATAACGTCACGTATCGGAGAGAAAAAATGTATCAACTTAAACAAATAAGTTCAACACCCTCAGACGTTTGGAACATGCTCAGCATGGTAACAATCGAAGAAGGTGTCGAAGCATTCCTAACCACCCTTAAATGTCACACAAAAAGATCCTACCGCACATGCTTCAAAAACATCTTCCAAATCTGGGAAGAAGGAAATCTAATCAGCAGAAAATCCTCCCTCCAGGTTTTTGCCCAATCCAACCTGGAAAATCTTCTCGACTTCATCCACCAAAGAATCCCGGGCTCCATATCTACAAAGCAGCATCGCTGCGCTGCCTTCATATCGCTCACCAAATACCTATGCCGAGTAACTGGCAGATTAATCCCGGTAGCAATCCCAAAAAGCGGGATAGACGCGACTTTCCAGAAAATCAGAACTAAAGCGACCACAAAGGCTCTCAACCTAGAAGAATGGCATAAATTTTCTAACGAGCTGAAAAAGCTGTCCTATCGCGAATACTTAATCGCCAAGGCTATTTTTCAGGGAGCAAAGAGATGTAGCGAAGTGCTTGAGTCCAAGATAGAAAACATCGACTGGGAAAAAAATGCCATCATGTACAAGCAGATGAAGAGCCATATCTTAGAAAGCTCAACCTACATCTATTACTCGAAAGAATACATGGATGAGCTCAAACAATACCTGGGATCTAGGACCACTGGATATATATTCGTCACTCGCAATGGGCGTCTTATCAGCCAAAACACTCTCTATAGAAGTTTTGCCTATGCCTCCAACATGGCAAAGATGCGAATGCGTGTACATCCGCACATGCTCCGGGCCAGCGCAATAACTTCTCTCATCAAAATGGGCTATCACTCTGATCAAATCATGCAAATCAGTGGCCATACAAATCCGGTAATGGTACTTTACTACGATAAGACTCCTATAGAAGAAAACATCTCGAAAGACATTAAACTTTGCTGAGGAAAAATGAATCCCCTTGAAGCCGACAAATTTATGAAGGCAATCGACAAAAATGCGTCGCTCTACGACCCCGGCAGAAAAACAGTCGGAGCGATTTACCGAGATGCTCAATTCCAGAACAAGCATGAAGATTGCATAGAAATAGGAGACATGGGCCGCGAGCTCACGACTTCTCTTGTCGAAGACATCAACGACGCGATCAAAAATTTTGATATAAAGGGAAAGCCATACTACCTCATGGTCCATGAAAAAAAGGATCTCCAAATGAAACAGGCAATTGCTCGCCGGATACTTTACTTTGGCTATCGTCCTTGGCCAGAGGATGATACGGTTGTCTTCTGGAAAAACCCAAAGACACAGAATTTAAGATTTTGCTGGGCTCTCCCCCATTGGTCTGAAATGGATATGATCTTGGCTAACGAACATCAATTCGAGCCGGAGTTTATTTCCCAGATCAAAGCATGGAAGGCATACGATCTTAGAATATTTGGATTTTACAAGCATCCTGAGCTCAAATGGGTTCCTAATCCTAAATGGAAGGACAAGAGCATAGAAGAATTTAAGCCTAAATCAGATTAGTCCAGTACTTTTTGTCTAACGATTTTTTCCCTTTTTCAGCGCATTCCTTTGAGCAGTAAGACCAGCGATCAATTTGCAAAGTAACTCTGCACTGCTTGCATCTTCTTGATTTTTTGCATTTTAGAAGTTTTTCTCTGTATTGACATTTATAGCATAGATTCTCCGTTAAAAAGTCCTTTTCAGGTCTATCTGATCCGCATTTTTTGCATATCATTTACCCATCTCCCGGCCGTATCCAACCTCATGCTACGTAATAGACAAATATTTTTTATATTTGAATTTAAATTTTACTTTAGTAACTTGCGGTTATGGCCCCACTAGCCTTAATAGTGAGATCCAGCAAGGAGAAATATGGAAGAAGTCTTAAATTCTGGCGTGGCAGACACCAATCTGCAACCGGAGACCGCCGCTCCACAGACAGAAGCCAATCAGCAAAATGTAGCTCCAGAGACTGTAGAAACACCTAAAGTTGAGTCTGATCAACAAGACAAAGGGTGGATACGCAAGGTAAGGAGAGACAGAGACGAAGCGATCAGAAAAGCTGAAGAAGCTGAGAGACGCGAGAAGATGAAAGATGAGCTCATCAAGCAATTGATGGCGCATCAACCTCAGAATCAAGAGGCTGAAGAGGACATTCTATCAGAGATCCAGAAGACAGAATATGTCGAAGGAGAAAAGGTAGCAAAGGCTCTCAAAAAGCAGAAACAAGATTTTGAGGCTCAACTAGCTGAGCTAAAAAAGATGCAAGAGCGCACTTTTGTAGCTAAGCAAGAAGAGCAAATCCGATCTCAGTTCCAGGACTTTGATGATGTCGTCAATGCTGACACGTTAGACATGTTGAAAGAAACCAACCCTAAACTTTTTAGCCGTGTTGCCAATCTTTTAAAAGTCGATCCTATGGATGGCGCGGTTTTTGCCTATGAGACGATCATAGCCTCCGGCGTGGCAGAACAAATACCGGGCATACGTCGTAAAAAAGAAGTTGAGAAGAAGTTGGAGCAGAATAAAAAAACTGTCCAATCTCCAATCGCTCACGACAATCGCCCAATCGCTCAAGCGATGAGTTATGCCGAGGCCAAAAAAGCTAGAGATGCTCTATGGGCAGAGACTAATCGATACGCAAGCATGGCGGGTATGGGGTACTAACTGTAGGTCAACCCATGACAGTATCCATTAGTACGCTGCCTCCACAAATTCAGCAGCGTTATAATGCGAAGCTACTATCTACTCCAGAGCACAACCTCATTCACATGTTGTTTGCGACTCCTGTAGAGCTTCCAGATAATCAGGGCTTCATTGACAGACAGAGCAGATATGACAGACTCGATTTGTTTACTGTTCCTCTGGACGATGCCCAGAATAACCCACCACCTCAACAGCTTAATCGTGTTGATGTGGACTGCCGTGTAAGGGTATATGCCACTTACATTGTTTTAACCCGTCAGGTTACGATCACCAACGAGGACCCCGTGCTTAATTCAGCTGCGGCCCGACTTGGACAGGCTTTAAGAGAATCTCAAGATGCTCTCGTCAGAGATAATCTCGAGTCCTCAGCCTCGATCATTAACTGCGTAAACTTTGCGCAGTATAAATCTTCTCTGATGGACTTGAAACTCGCAGCGTGATTTTATGGAGAATATGCCAGAAGCGATTCGAAAATATTATGAGATCCAATTGCTTTGGATTCCCCATCATGTAGTAAAAAAGGATGGAACAATCGCAACGGTATTTACTCCTCCAGAAAAAATTGAACGGCGATAACAAGGGGCAAGATTATGAAATTTAGTGAATGGGCAAAAGAATATGATTCAAGAAATCCAGGAAAATTAAGAGATATGAATCATAAAGAACTATTGTCAATAACAGAATGGGATAATCAGCCTGAACGTAGCAAGCGAGAAGACTTAGCAGATTCGTTAATCGGTTCCCAGAAAAACGTTTGGGGCTTTGTAGAAATTGATCAAAAGTTTACAGAGAAAGATTTTGAAAATGCAAAGATGCGGTGCTCTGAACATTGTGGAAACACAGTGAGGGAAGTGCAATAGGCTTCCTCGCCTAACTCATTACATAAGGGGTTAAACCCATTGGTTAGGTCATAAAAGTAACAGAATTGAAACGGACAAAACGGCGATTTGCCAACGGAAATGGCAATCGAAGACGTGGATGATGTGGTCACAGTGTTGCAAAACAACTCTGGTGAATACATCACTTCTATCGTCGAAGCTGATTTGAAATTCGGTAAAATGTGTGCCGAAGTAAAATCTTGGGTAATTGACTTGGAGTTCCTCGCAGCGTAAGCTGACGGATAACAAGGGGCAAGATTATGAAGTGCCATAAATGCAAATGTAAAATCGAAGACCAAGAAATTTTTAAAGGGGGAATTCTCCCATTTATAGCAGACGGTCAAAGAAAATTTATTTGTGAATATTGCTCCAATAATCAGCCTGAACGACTAAATCCCGAGAATATTAATATACCTATATTTTCTTGCGATAAATGCAAATTCTCCGCACCGATATATAGGAATCGTACAGAACGGACTATTACATGTCCCGAATGTCAAAATATTAATATATGCGATAGTCTGAACTCTATGGAAACATAGAGAGGAATCTCCGAAGAGGGATTCCCGCCAAAAAAGCGGGCTAAATTTAGTCCGACTACTAATTTTGGTCATAAAAGTAACAGAACTGACAAGCCCTATTGGGGATTCGTACGGATGTATGTTGACGAGCAGGATGATTCCTGTTCTTAACAACATCAAGGGATTTACGCGTAAATTCCAATATCCAAATATCTCTCAGACCCTAGCCACAGAATGGGGCGGCGTGGATAACGTTCGCTTCTTTATTTCTGAGCAAGGTTCCGTGAGTCCAAATGCGTCTCTCTTAGGTAATGACATTGCTAACTGCTTTGTTTCTGCAAAAGAGGCGTACAAGGTTGTATGGCAAGCAGGTGGTAAAGCTCGCTTTATCTATCTGCCGCCCGGATACAACAACGACCCATGTATGCTCAGACATACAGCAGGATGCTCGTTCTACCAAGGTCAATGTATTACCAATGATCTTTGGCTGCAAAATCTACGATCAACCGGAATTTAAGGAGGTTTTTTATGTTGCCATATAGTTTTATCGGCGGCGGAACCTACACTAACGGTTCAT